ATCTTTATACACATCAGATAATATATTTGTTGTGTGTTCTAAGTCAATGTAACCTAATTCTTTTGCTTGCTCAATTAGTTGTTTTTCAAGTTGTTTTAATACTGTATAACGCTGTTGTTTACTGATTTTTAATTCCCCATCAATGCTATATTCCATATAAATTTTTGCAATTTCAGCCCTCACATCATCTAAAGCCCGCTTATATGCTTGAAGTATCGGCTTCATATTCTTTGAAGCATGTTTTTCTGCTTCTTGCCTGATTTTTTGAATATCTTTTCTAATATCACTCATTTAAGACAACCCCATCTAGGTTAATACCTTCGTATAATTCTTTTTCTTTCATAAACTGCTCTAACTCAGCCTCGGGATTTTCAACGAATGGCAACAATGATAATGCTGTTTTCTGTGATATAGTATTCTGAAGTTGTGTTATTACCTGTGCAATAGCAGCTAAATCGGTAGGAACATTAGGACTGAATTTAATCTTTATCGTTCTGTAATCATATTTTTGATTAGTTGTTAACTCAATATATTCAAAAAATCTTTTCAACCTTTGTTTTATTACAACTTCAAGCTGGCTCTGCATTAGTGAGCATTTATTTTCAAGAGATATAAGTCTGCTTCGCATGGCTAAAGATGAAGTATTTGACTGCATTTTCTCTTGATTATTAATGTGTGAAGCAATTTGATATATTTTTTCTTCAATTGTTGTGAGCAAATTCTGAATAAAGCTATCATTCAGATTTTTTATTAAGAAATTAACGCTTGCGCCTGCTGGCACTTGTATGACGCCTGATTTTTTCATTTTTAACAAATCAGCTTCTTCTACTTCTGCACCTACTATTGTAAAAAAGGCATTTCTAAAATCCGAACATTCGTTCACCAAGTCAGAGATAACATTATTATAAGCATCATTAAGTGATTTTATATCGTCTATTTCCGATTTTCTTTCTGCGTTACCCTGCATTATATTTATAGGCACACCCTTGAAAATATGGGTATTTTCACCTATTAAGCTTAAATTATCGCCTTTTAATTCATAGTGTAGTATTCTATCAGGTAAATAAACATCAAGGAATTCTCTGTCTGTTACAAACTTTTTACTAAATAAATGCAAAGCTAAAATTACGTTTTTATCCGCCGTTTCATCTTCTAGCACATAACAATTAAGCGGAGTCAACACCGTTGCTCTAAATTCTCCGTCCTTGTTTATGTATTGCAATTCATACGCTTCACCGAATATTTGAGATTGTTTCAAAAGTTCCTGGTCATGTACTTTTGACCAATGGCTAAAATTCAAATCAATAAGATTGATTAGTTCAGTATCATTAACAAAAGAAATATAATTTACAGGATTTGCCAGCACATAAGACACTTCTTCAAGAATAAACCTTCTCGGAAAATTGACAACAACTTTCATATTGCTTCTTGCATCTTGCATAGCATAGTTATATAAAATATCATGGTCACCGTTAAAATAACGCTCATATACTTTATATTTAGCTTGTCTGCTTCTAAGTTCACTAAGGCAATCTTTTATTATTTTTTCATCAATCAATCTATCACCTGCTTTCTTCTACTGCTTCATATGTCATTTTGAATATGTCAGGTTTGCAAGGGTAAAATTCGCCTTTAATGCCCTTTATAATATAGTCGCCTATATTTGCTATATGTTCTCCTTCTAATGTCCGTATTTTTAATACTGGTTGTTTAGGATTTTTATAATCTACTCTTATTTCATCATTCATAAAATCGGATATTTTACTTAAAGTTTCTGCATCATCAAAAAACTGTATTGCTTCTATTATCGCTGGCTTTTTTCTATATTTTCTCATATTGCTATTCCCCCAATATTCTTACATTACCGCCAAAATATGTATTACAAAGCTTTATATAAGCTTCTGGACACCGCCAGAAAAGATAATCAGCAATTGTTATTACACCTTCATAAGTTCTATCTTGAATTAACATTTATTACCTCCCAAAAAGCAAACTTCTATCAAAAAACTTCAAAGGTTTTATAACATTTATTTCATCAATTCTTGCATCAAGCATTTCCAAAGCATCAGCAGCATCATCATGCCCTACTTTTGAACCTCTATATTCAAGTATTTGATTATAAAAGTCTTCATCTTCTTCGCAAAAAATAATAAAGCCATTGTTGACTTTTCCTGCTATGGCTCTTATGCGATTTTCTTTGTTTCCTAACTGTCTTTCTTCTGTAATAACAATATTTCTATGCCTTAGCATTGAATCTTCATTGACAAGCTTTTGCAACTCTGCTGCAAATCTGCCCTGAAATGTGTTTCGCTCAATTACTACGTGAGTAATTTCAATATATTGTTTCAGAAGCTCAAATACTGTATGTACCGAATCGTCAAATTCTTTCTTGTATATCATGCCTTTTCTGATATATCTATGTCCGTTTAGTCCTCTACTACCTATGCATACTGCTGTATAATCGTTATTTTCTCCCGTTTCAACCGCACAATCAACCGTCATCATAGTCCTATCAAATTCTATTTTTTCCATTTCTATTCTGGGAATTGTTTTGACATTGAAGAAACACCTTGAACCTGACGCATTTTCCGCAATATTCATCATTTCTTGCTTAAATGCATACGGATTATTGAAGTAACTAATAGCTAAAGATAGACAATCCCATTTATCGGGCCACAAAACAGGAAATTGCATCTTATCTATGTTATCATAATAAAAATTCTTCGCATCTATTTCAGCATATTGATTTTTATTGTCAAAATATATCTCTTTGAATCTACTCCAATATTCGTTTGCAAACAAAGCATCTATATCATCAACAAGAATGGCACGCCTAACTATGCTTTTAAAGCTTTTTTCTTTTAGTAACCTACTAATAAAACAATCTGGAGCTAAAACAGTTCCACAAACAAGAAATTTTGTTGCTGATTTTATAACTTTTCCGTCTCTTACAATCGCTTCATCTCCAGCAAACAAAACATCTTTTGTAAAAGTATCCCATTTTTTTTGCTTTGCTTCTTCTGTTACTATATCGTTAAGCCCCTGCGTATCGTCTAATATAATCCTATCAGGTCTCTTGCCTAAATGTTTCCTGCCTCTTATACTTGAAGTGCTTGACAATGCTAATATTTTACAATTGTTTGTTAAATGCAGTTCATTTTTATTTACTGTGAAATTCTTTGTATCAATTAACTTCCCGAATGTATATAATATCAATTCATTTTCTTCAAGTTGCTTTCGTACATCAAAAATAAAGTTTTGAGCATCCGCTTCAGTTTTACCAATTACAATCTGAAAGAATCCTAAGCCATAAACAGCTTGATGAATAACTGTTGCAAGTGTTACTATTGTTGATTTTGCAAATCCTCTAGGCAAACATAAAACTAAACGGTCAAATTCATCTTTAATTAAGCATTTCTCTAATAAATCCCAAACTTCAAAATGCGTTTCTGATAATTGTCTGGCCTGATTATTCGGTTTTGGTACAAATATATCCTGAAGCCACATCAAACAGAAATATTCAAGTGATTTTTGCCCTAGCCACCAGGCTAAGCCGCCATAATCGAATAATCTATTCTTATTTTTTTTTATTAAAGTTAATGCTTTTTGTTTTGCTTGCTGTTCACTTATATTTTTTTCTTTAACAAGATAGCGTTGTAGATACTTATATAAAAGCTGTTTGTTTTCTGTTGTGTTTATGACATCTTGCATAGTTCCTCCTTCCACTGAAAATGGGCATAAAAAAAGACCTTAAAAAATAAGGTCATAGAGAATTATTAAATATTTCAGATTTTAAGTATTATTTTAATTTTATGATAATTTTAAATTCTTCACAATCTATATACTGCCATAATCCACCATAAAGTATTATACTATCTGTATCATGCGATAATCCTGCAAAATTAACATTGCCAGTTATTGACTGACCACTTCTAATATAGTCTACATCATAAAAGATATCATCTTGATTTAGATATTTTAAAGTTTCCTTACCATCAAATATCTCCCAAGTTGAAGTCATGGGTTGACCTTTGTCTGAGACAGTTGAATTATTTTTTAATGTAAGATTTATTCTAATACCACCAGTAGAAGCAGTAACTTTATTTATTGTTAAGGACATGCCATTTTTTGCATTAAGTGTAAATGGTAAATCTTCTTTATCAATTGATACTACCCATTGATCCCCTATTTGTGTAGCCTCAGACGGTGTTGGTGTGGGTGTTGGTGCAGGCGTAGGTGTAGTCTTATCATTTACAATTGCAGTTTTTGTTTTATCATCCCAAGTAACTTCTTTACCTAATAATTCTGCAAGTTTTCTCATTGGTAAATATGTAGTTCCTTTATAAGATATGCTATAAGGTACTTTTTGCCCATTTGAAAGAGTGTAGCTATCCCCTATTTTTGCAACTTGCGTTCCATTTACTTTAATATTTACGACATTAAATAAGACATTTATTGATTCTGCAAAAACATTAACGTTTAATAGTAGTATACATGATACAACAAAACCAATAATAAATCCTTGTAATCTTTTCATTTTTACCAACTCCCATATTAGCATTTTTTTATTATTATATCATATAATTAACAACATGTGTATCTCGGAGTTGAAAAATATTATAAAAAATTGTGAGGATAACCTGACCGCCTTCTTTCCCTCTCGGTTTAGAAGGATACCCCCCATATAAAAAAGACAATCTTAAATG